CTGATGCTAGGGTAAGGTTGAGGTCATCTACAGAAACTGTAGTAGAGTTGATAGTGGTTGTAGTACCGTCTACCTGTAAATTACCTGCAACAACTAGTGTACCTGTATTGTCACCATATGCTGCTGGGTCAATAGTAAATGTAGCGGGACCACGTAGATACCCGCTAGTAGTTATATTACCTACACTCAGATCGTCATTAGCATCTAGTGCTAGTGCTTTCTCAGCGGGTAGTGTGATGAAGATGTCTTTAGTGCCAGCCGTGAAACTAACTGCTGAACCACTGTTGCTACTTTCTAGTACAGTAGTTCGAGCAATAGTACCTGCTGTGCTATCGTAAGTACCTAGCCCTACTTCCCACTCGTTTGCATTCCTGTGAGAGATAGCATAGTAGGTTGTGTCTGAGTTAGAGAGTACAGCACCAAAGGATTGGAACCCATCTACTGCACCAGCAAGTGTTACGTCACCAGTGCCTGTAGTTGTTGTGGTTTCTTTTACTCTATCTTTGAGAAGTAAGGCCATAAGTACGAACCTTATGCGATACGAATAATAGCGTTAGAAGCGTCTGCTGTTGGGAACTCAATAGTAAAGTCACCATTGGTAGATGTCTTAGTTCCACCAAAGTCAATGACTGCTATAGCTCTATTCGTTTGTGATGCGTTATATAGGATACAACCGTCTGCTGAAACTGTAGCTGATGCCCAAGTTGTATCTGCAAAGTCTACAATAGCTGTTGAGCCATCAAGTGAGATAACTGCACTGGCTAGGTTGTTACCGCCTGTAGTGTAGTTAGTACCTGTAGCTTCATCAGAGTTTACTGTAACGTTGCTGTAATTAGTAGTAGAAGCATTATAAGTCCCTGCAGGAGAGTCTTTAATCAATGCTACTTTGATAGTGTCTGTATCCAGATCGTGAACACCCCCAAGTAGTTCTTGCTTGAAGCTGTTGCACATTGCCGTTGTAATAGCCATAGGGAATGTCCTTATTAATTAAAGCACAAAGAGGCCAGCGCTAGGCCAGCCTCTAAGTTTACTTTACTAAGCAGCGTTGTAACGTGCTGTGATAAGTGCCTCTGGGCGAAGGATTTTTCTGCCATAGAGGTGCATACCGCGAACGATGTCACTGAATGAATCAGGGTCACGGTAGTTCTCAACTTTGTTGATCTGCTCCGCTGAAGCACATGCTTCGTCCTGACCTGAAACAATCACGCCGTAGTTGGTGCTCTGTGCAGATGTACCTGAAGTACCTGCGCCAGTACCCGCTGATGGAAGGTTGTTTGAAACGTAAACACGGAAGCCGTGTAGGTTGTTCAATACCAATCCATTTTGTAGACCTGAGCCGCCGAAATCAGCGTTCAATAGACGTGAATCTTCGTCTTTGAGCATTTCTACAAATACCGGGTCACATACCATCCAACGACCACGTGCGTCAACATTTGCAACGTCCATCTGACGAGCCATACGAGCTACGACTGAAAGAGGTGATACAGTTGTTGCTGACAACGCAGTTGCGCCAGGTAAGCGTGGAGCTAGTGGGATAGAATCCCCTGCAGTAGCTGAACCTGAAATTGTCAAGCTGCTGAAGTCTGTAGCGTCCAAGTGGTTCGCAGTTAGGAATTCACCTGTTAGGTTACCCGCTGTGTCGTGCTGCGCATCACCTGATGTAGTTGTGATGAAAGCACCTGCAGTTGTGTGACCTGACAAGTAAGATAGAACGTCTGCGTCCATTGCGTCAGCCATTTTATATGCTGCACGATCAGCAGCTAGGCTAACATAATCAACGTTTGCGAACTGATCTTCGATGTCGTCCATTTTGAACGCGAAGTAGTTAGCTTTGTCGATTGTTAGTGAGAAGTCTTCGTTTGCAAGCTTCTCAACTGCGATTGCTGTGTGGCGCTCTAGAGCGTTGACTGTTACGTCTGGCTCTTTTTGAATGCGAACAACATCGCCTTGGTTTGCAATCTCACCAAAGTATGAGTTGTTGGTGATTGCGTTTGTGACAGCAGATTTACGTAGAGCAATCTGTGCCTGTTTGGAATAGATTACTGGTGACCAGTTGGTACCTGTAAATCCACCCGATGCGGAAGTAATAGCCATAGTTAATTCTCCTTACAGATATGGCGTGAAAACGACACTACATATCCACTAAAGAGGCTCTTCATATGAGGGTAGTCAGCATTGCTTCAAGGGTGGCCTCCCCATCTGCGCTGGGCCTATATTCTGAGGTAGTTCTTTGATGTGGCTAGTGCTTAGTGAAAAGCATACACACTTTGTGTTGTGTATATGCTATAGTTTTATCTACAACTATAAGAATGTCAATTATCTTTTTGTCATGTCGTAAATAAATTTGCCCTTGCGCTGGGCATCTAGAATCTCTTGTTGGCGCTGCTCATACTCTTTGATGGGCATTTTAGCGACTTGAGATTCACGCAAATAGGTTGAAGCATCGTCTGCCTCTGGTGCTGCTGTACGCTTAGTCTTTACAGAGCTTGCAGCGCCCTTGTCAGCGCTCGAAGTCTTTTTAGCGGTGATACCCTTATCAGACTTGTAAAGGTCAATCACACGGGCTACAGACTTAACGTCATCCATGTTCTCGTACAAAGCATCCTGTACTACTTTTGGCTGCTCACTTGCCCACTCATGGAAAGCGTCATCTGAGCGTAGGTCATTGTAGTCGGGATGAATTGCAGCTAGTTCTGCTTCAGCTTTTTCTTTACGCGCTTGAGTTCGCATCTCTTCGATCTCTTTCAAGCGTCCGTCTAGTTCTGAAGCTCTCTCACTAGCTTTCTTTTCAGCGATAGCTTCTACGATACCTGCAACATCTGGGTACTTCTTAGCCCAAGCTTCTACTTCGTCTTCAGACTTAGGTAGTACAAGCTCGTTCTTAGTAGCTAACTCTAATTGCTTCTGTAGCTTTTCTAATGCAGTTTTATGTTCTGCATCTTTCTCTTGCATATACTTACGGATGTCAGAGTAGCGCTTCTTAAAGCTTTTCTCTTCTGCACTTAATCCTGCGTCATCATCCTCTTTGGGTGCTTCGGCTTCTGGTGCATCATCTTTTGCTTCTTGTTCTGGTACACTCTCATTCTGAACTGAGGTGTCCTCAACACTCTCGCTACTGGGTTCCGACTCTGAAGCTTCAACGCTTTCTTCTGCTTCATCTGGCTCACCACGTGCTTTTCTAATTAGTTCTTGTAATTCTGCTTCATCTCTAGCAACACGATTACGATTACGCAAGTGTGAAGCTGAATCAGTTTCTACAAGTTGTTGGGCTTCCGACATTTTTTACTCCTTATGTTGGGGCCAGCCGAAGCTGGGTAGCCTTATTATTATATGTTAATCGGATCAGGACCGCTAGTAATTATTTACCGCCGCCTCCACCGCCGCTCTTATTTTTTGTTTTTTTGTTTTTGTTACCACGATCAAAGAAGCCTTTAGAGCCTGTGCGAGCGCGAATAGCTTTTGTAGCTGCTTTACTTGCCTCTGATTGTGCCTTGATAGCTTTAGACCATGCTACAGGATCATCTGATGCACTAGCTGCATTAACAGCAGCCGTAGCATTCTGCCAGTTACTTACGGCAGTCTTAGTTGCACCTTCGTAGTTACCTGCTTTCATTTGTTTCTGATACGTAGAAAGCTGCGGTTTAGTCTTAGAACCTGTTAGTTTCTTACCTGTACCCAAAGCGTGAGACACATTAGGATCACTGTAGAATTCACTCAGAGAGCGATAGCTTAGCTTACCTGTACCACCTACACGACGCTTTCCATTAAAGCTAGAACTTCTGTCTGGCCCTTGAATACCTGCACCGTTTTTATCGAAACCTAATAGGTCACCTAGCCAAGTATCACCAAAGTTGACTTCACCGTCACCATCTACGTCACGTAGTACGCCGCCACCGCCTAGTAGACCACCGCCACCAAGGACACCTGATCCTGTCTCTTTACCACGTGATGTGATGCGCTGGAATGCTTCATCAATTTGCTTTGACTCTTCACTACCCGGTACAGTTTCTAGGAACTTCTCTTTTAAGCCTTTAGCTACGTTGAATATCTCTGCACGTCTAGCTGCTGATGCAAGTCCACCTACAAGTGGGTTAAGACCTACAACACCTTTGAGCGCCTTAGATGATTTACCGTCTACAAGTTTATCACCATATGCAATAAGCTCTTGTGCTGTTTTACCTGCAAACCTAGGAGCAGCGTCTTCTACAGCTTCCTGCTCTTTCATGAACTTATCTAAGTCGTAGTTATTACCATCATCATTAGCTGACGGGTTGTCTTGCACTAACGGCTCTGCTGTAGGAGCTTCTACTGTAGGTGTCTCTTGTTGTTCACCTTCAGGCTTATATCCTAAGTCAATCATGGCTTGAGCTGTAGCGTCAGGCTTACCGTCGATGAACGTTAGTAGCATCATCTCGCCGTTTGGACCTACATACTGACGCTGCTCACGATTAGTAGGCGTTACTGGCATAGTGAATAAATCGTCTATACCTTGATTGACTAGAGGGTCACCTACTTCAAAACCACCCTCATCGTAACCTCGTATATACGCACCTTCAGCAGCTTCTACAGTCTGTAGCTCAGATATATCAAACGGTAGGTCATCCTCTGGTTCTACCATCTCCATACCTTCTGGCCCTAGGTCTTCGCCACCGATACGACCATTCTGTTCCATCTCTTGGTAGCCCGTCTTAGCTTGGGTACGTAGGTCTTCAAAGAACTTAATACCGTAGAAACGTACAACATCAGCAGGGACTATATATTCACCTTCACTAAGTTGCGCTGGGATATCATCACGCACTTCTTCAGGCATGGCACCCATAGGAACCTCGTTACCTGACACAGGGTCTACTCCAACTGTAGTATCTGGTGCTTCCCCTACTTCACCACCCAGCGCATAACCTGTACGGCTAGACTTGAATACTGCCTCTGTTTGTTCATCCGTTGCCATTGACTGCCTCTCTTAACAGCTTGAGTTTCCTTAGTGTAGTGATAGCGCCCTGTGCTCTATGTAGTTCTACAGATGAGTCTGCGCGTTCTATTGTCCTGTGCTGAATAAAGATTAAATCATCTATGTGAGCTAAGAAAGCTTCGTATAGTTCTTTATTGTTGACGAGGGGTTTGAGGTTGTTCATTACCAGTAAATCCTTGTTCACCCGGTACAGGAGCTGTTCCTACACCAATCTGTTGACCACCGCCGCCAGATGTATCTTGAACACCTTGCACTCCTTGCCCCTGTGGTCCTACCTCTGGTGCAGGTTGAGGTGCTTGGAAGCCTTTTAGGATTTCTGCTTGGATAGCTGCGTCCTGCATAGAGTTTGTAACTTTATCAGGGTCAAGGTCCATGCTCTTAGCGATTTCACGAATAATATAATCCATTTTAGCAAAAGGAGCAAGCACTGGGTTTTGCGCTACCTGTAAGAATTGCATTAGGCGCTGGGAGCGTACTTCGTTAGCCATCAAGCTCTCTGTACCTGATGCACGTACCTCTAGGTCACCCTTGATGTTCTCATCAAAGTCAAACTGCATGTTAAAGCTAAAGA